ACTATTCAAATTACTGATGTTGCTGGTACAAACGTTAATGCTAGTTATGCTGGTACAGGTCTAAACAGTACTGTTGTTAATGCAACTAATAACGTAACACTAAGAGCAGGTTTAGCCGCAGGTGAAGGTGGTAACATTACTGTTAACATTTCACTATGTAGAGCAACAGGACACGACTTCCTAAATATTGGTACTGGTGGTTATAATACTTCTAACTTCCCGAACGTTGTACTAGGTGAAGCAACACAACCTAAAGACCAAGACAGAGAAGTTGATGAAAGAGATAAAGGTAGATGTTTCTACGTATCAACTGACCAAGATGGTTTCTTCCGCGTAGGTAGATTCTTTACAGTTGACCAAGGTACTGGTACAGTTACATTTAGTGCTTCAATTGCATTAAGTAACTTGGACGGTATTGGATTTAAACGTGGTGTTGTTGTAGCAGAATTTAGTGCCGATGACGGCATGACTGACAACTCAACTGATACAGTTCCAGTTGAATCAGCGGTGCGTGGTTATGTTACTAGACGTTTAGGATTTGACCACGGTGGAAATATAAATCCAAATATTATTGGTCCAGGTGTACTAGCACGTGATGGTACTACATCAATGACAGGTAACTTGAATGCTGGTGGATACAGAATTGAATCACTAAGTGATCCACAAGGTGCTCAGGATGCCGCAACTAAATCTTATGTTGATGGATTAATTAAAGAAGGTGATACAATTGGCGAACTAGTTGATACTGAATTTAACAACTTAGATGTTGATCAGTTAATTGGTTCAACAGGCAAATATAGAATTTACACACAACCAGCAATTGGTGGTAACTTCCAAGCAGGCGATGTTATTACAGGTAACTTTACAAATGCTACTGGTACAATTCTTACAGTAGAAAATGTTACAGTAGGTGGTGTTAATTACAACTTGTTAGTTTACACTCCTGCAAGTGGAACATTTAATACTCAAGATATTATTACAACAACCGGCGGTGTTTCGGCACAGATGGAAGACGGTCCACACTTTGAATGGGCAAACTTAGTTGAAGATGCCGCAAGTGATATTAACATTGTAGTATCGAGAGATGCTAATGGAGCAACTGTAGAATACAGAATTGCACCAGACAGTATTATTGATGCAGACGTTAATTCTGCCGCAGGTATTCAACAAACTAAACTTGCTCTTAACAATGCAAGTACAAGAGCAAACGCAACAGGCATTACACAAAATGACCTAGGTGTTGCTAGTTTCGATAGTGATATCTTTACAGCAGATAATGGCTGGATTACTATTGACAATGGTGCATTAGACTACAGAAAAATTATTAATATTGCTGATGGTACTGCACTAGGTAGAGCAAGTGGTGATTCAAGTTCAGGTGATGTTACAGAAATTCCATTTACTACAATCGTTAACGAAGGTGGCGGTGTACAAGAGAATGTTACAACAACTGGTGCAATTAATTCATTAATTAAAACTGACAACTTAGGTAATGCTGATATGCAAGGACTTAAGATTGATGGTTACTTGATTGCAGATACTAGTGGTACTGAAATTCAATTTACTACACCTGGTGGTGCATTATTCCTTTCATCAGCAGGTACAGTTACACCAACAGTTGAAATTCCAGGAAGCGTTAATATTGGTAACACAGGTGTTACACAAGGATTCTTCCAAACTAACTCTGCACTAGCAGGTGAAAGTAGACTTGCTGTAGATTGGATACATAGTTCATTTATTGAAGCACCAGGAGAACTTGATGCAACAAGTACAGGTATATCAGTTGGTGCTAATACAGGTTATACTGCCGCAGGACAAATTGGATTAATTTCCGATGGTGAAATGGTTCTTAGAACTACAACATCAGGATTTGAACCAAGTCAGAATAACACATACAATATTGGTACTGCTTCATTAAGATACAATACACTTTACGCAGGTGTTTATGATGGAACATCAACACAAGCAAGATACGCTGACTTGGCTGAGAACTATCTAGCAGATGCAGATTACGAAGTAGGTACTGTATTAATATTTGGTGGTGAAGAAGAAATTACAACTACTAAGATGAAAGACGACACAAGGGTAGCAGGCGTTGTTTCAGAAAATCCTGCACACTTAATGAACAGCCAGTTAGAAGGTAATCATGTTACAGCGGTTGCTTTACAAGGACGTACTCCAGTTAAGGTTGTTGGTATTGTTAAGAAAGGAGACTTGTTAGTTTCAGCAAGTATTCCAGGATTTGCAATAGCAAACAACAATGCTAAGGTAGGTACTGTAATTGGTAAAGCACTAGAAGCCAAAGACGATCCCGGACATGGCGTAATTGAAGCAGTGGTAGGGAGAGTATAATGGCACAACTAACTATAAACATTGGGTCAAGTGCAAATAAGGGTGATGGCGATCCAATTAGAGTTGCCTTTAATAAAGTAAACACTAACTTTACAGAAGTTTATACAAAACTTACAGCACTTGAAGATGGACACGTTGCAACAGATGTTAGCGGAAATGTTTTTGCAGAAGATAGTACACTACTTGTAGATGCTATCAATGCTAAGATTCCAGCGGCAAACTTATCAGGTGCTTTACCTGCAATAGATGGTTCAGCACTAACAGGTATTAGTGTTGTAGAAACAGATCCAGTTGTAGGTGCTATTAACGGATTAGTAAAAGCAGACGGTGCTGGTAATATTTCACAGGCGGTTGCAGGGACTGATTATTTAACAACTGTAGAATTAAGTTCAGACACAACCCCACAACTTGGTGGAAACTTAGATACCAATGGAAATGACATTATATTTCAAGATAGCGATCATTTGTTTTTAGGAACGGATAGTGACTTAGATTTTTATCATGACGGAGCAAATGCAAGATTACAGAACTCACGAGGATTTATATATGTTAGAACACCAGATTCTTTTGTTATTGATGGAACAAGTGGTGGAACACTTGCAAGATTTCTTGTTGGTCAAGGTGTAGAATTACGTTATCAAAATAATGTTAAATTAGATACTGTATCATATGGTGTTTCCATAACTGGATTAGCAAAACTATCTGTACTAACATCGGCTCCGACATCACCAGCAGACGGTATGGTAGCAATAGCAGACGGCAGTGGTTGGGATCCAATGACTAATGGTGTTCAAACTATGGTAGTTTACTTAAATGGTGCTTGGAGAGAAATTGCAAATGCAGTATAAAATAAATATGAGTATAGGAAAACATAATGGCAAATAGAATACCACTTATAGTCGACACGCTCGATGACAATAAAATTAAAGAACTACCGGTAGGTGATAATTTAGATCTAGGTGGTGCTGGTGTTACTAACGTTGGATCAATTAATGCAACTGACGTAACAATTAACGGAGTTTCGTTTAACAATCCATTTAGTGGTGACTATAACGATCTTACTAACAAACCAATTATTCCTACTGTACCAACAGCGTTAAGTGCGTTTGCAAACGACACAGGATTTTTAGCGGCTGGTACAACTACTGATCAAGTTAATGAAGGCTTGTCAAACTTATATTTTTCAACTGCTAGAGTTGATGCTCGGATCCAAGGTACTACGTTATCAAGTTTATCTAATGTTGATAATGTTAGTGCAACAGATGATGGAAAAGTTTTATACTACGATCATGCTTCAGGAAACTTTAAATTAACTAACGTTGTTACAGAAGCAGATACACTAAACAGTATTTTAAGCAGAGGTAATACAACTGAACTAGATATTAATTCAACTGGTAAAGTTTATTTCTCAAACGTATTTGCAGAAGAAGCAGATTTACCAGATGCAAGTACATACCACGGTATGTTTGCTCATGTACACGCAACAGGCAAAGGATATTTTGCACACAGCGGTTCTTGGGTTCCTTTACAAAATGAATCCTCAGCGTTTGCTGGTTGGTCAACTGCTGGTGATGACGGACAAGCAAAAACAGTTTCGAGCAATGAAACAATTAGTTTCTTAGGTGGTACTGGTATTACTACTACAACTGATGGACAAGGTAATGTTACAATTACTGTTGGTGCATTAGATGATTTAACAGATGTAGATGCGGCAAGTCCAAACAACGGACAAGCACTTATCTGGAGTAACTTAAATCAAAGATGGCAACCGGGTACAGTTTCTAGTTCTATTGCAGAACTTGGTGACTTAGATGATGTAAACGTTATTACTGTTGCTCCACAAGACAATTATGTATTAAGTTGGAATGGTGGTAATAGTGAGTGGAGACCAAGACCACTAAACAACTTAGATGCGGCAACTGTAAGCACACAGTTTGATGCTACTGCAACTTCACAGTTTATAACTTTTGTTTCACAAGGTAGTGCAGGTGGGCAAACATTACATACTGACGCAGGTATTACATATAATCCTAGTACAAACACACTTGCAACACAGGTACTAACATCAACAACATTTACTACCACAAATATTACTGTAAACGGAAATGTAAGTGGTACTAGTAACGAAGTAACATTTAATGATAATGTTAAACTTTCAAGTGCAGGTGAAGTAAGATATTATGCTGGTGATAATCAAAACTACTCAGCGTTTAGAGCACCGGCAACACTAAGTGGTAATACAACATTTATTTTACCAAATGGTGATGGACTTAACGGACAAGTTTTAGTAACAGACGGTAGCGGAACATTATCTTGGACTTCAGTAAGTTCAAGCACAAATACGTTTGTTAATTTTGCTGTTGCAGGACAAAACACAGTTTCCGCAGATTCTATTAGTGATACACTAACACTTGTTGCAGGTTCTGGAATTACACTAACAACTGATAATGTTGCAGATAGCATTACAATTACATCAACTGGAGGAGGTGGAAGCACTCCGGGTGGTATTAGTGGAACAGTACAATATAATGATGGCGGATCGTTAGCAGGTGATGCAGACTTCACATTTGATGCAAACACTAACACACTTGCAGTTACAAATATTAATGCTACACAAATTTCAGCAGATGAGATTGTTTCATCAAGCACAGGTATTCCAACATTAACAAGTGCAAGTAACTTGATACTAGATGCCGCGAATGCTGTTGTAATTCAAAGAGCACCATTAAGATTAGGTATTTTTGATACTGACGGTGTTAACCTTCTTGTAGGACAAAAAGGTGATATAATTTATAACTCATCAGTTGGTGAAATTCAATGGTGGAACGGTTCCCAATTTGAAGGAGTAACTCAACCATATTCATTCTTTATTGGCGCAGATGATTCAACAATGCGTACTGTTGAAAATAAAGAAAGCATTAAAATTATTGGTGGTAACAACGTTTCAACAACTAGTGACGCTGAAGGTAATATTACAGTTAATGCCGCGATTGCAGGCGGTGTTGTTGTTACTGGTCCTAGTGAAGGTGACATGACATATTACAATGGCACTAACTGGGTTGCTGTTGGCGGACCAGTTTATCATTATACAGTTACAAACAGTGGTACAACTGCTTATAGACTTGAAGGTCCGGGTGTAAGCAACACAACTGATAATCCGAATCTAACACTTTACAGAGGTGCAACATATATCTTTAAAAATACAACAGGTTCTTCACATCCATTTGCAATTAGAACAGAAGATGGTGGTAGTACATTTAGTGAAGGAGTAAGCGGATCGCAAACAGGAACACAAATATTTGAAGTACCACATGAACCAAGTGATACAGCACTAGTATATCAATGTACACTTCACTCAGCCATGCTTGGTAATTTAACTATTGTTTAAGGAGTAACTATGAAACATTATGTAGTGTCTTTAGTTAAAGGATACGATAAATCAGAAATAATGGACGAACTAAACAGAGACACAACTAGCGACAGTTGGGTTGATAGTAATATTATTCCTGATAGACAAGTTGATAATGTAAATACTCGTCCGTCAAGTCAACGTATTTTTGAAGTAGAATTATCTGATGCTGAAGCAGAAGCATTAATGAATGATCCAAGGGTAGGTGGTGTAAACGAACCATTAACTTGGGACGATGAATGGGCAGACTATCAACAAGAATTAAACAACCAAAGAGATGGTACAAGCACTACTAGAGATAATTGGGCATTTACTAGACACGTAAATGAAAGCAATCCATGGGGCTCAAATGTAACTAGTGATATTGGCGGAACTTATGATTACCATTTAGATGGTACTGGTGTTGATTATGTACACCAAGAAACTAAATTTAGATACGATCATGAACAATGGGAAGATAAAGACGGTAATAGTCGTTTACAAAGATTCCAATGGAACACACTTCCAAACATGGGTGCTGAGTTAACACAGGACTATGACAACATATCAGGATCAAGTTATCATGCTACCCACTGTTGTGGTACGGCTGTAGGTAAAGATTACGGTTGGGCAAAGAATGCAAATATCTATTGCTTAGATATGAACACTATTAGTTCAAGTGCTTGGTTTGATGCTATTAAAGAATTTCACAAAGCAAAAACACCAGACCCAATTACTGGTGTTAAGCGTCCGACCATAGTTGGTGCTAGTTGGGGATACAAAGCATACTTTACAAGCATAACTGATATTGTGTTTAGAGGCAGTAGTGTAGGCACAGTCAAATCATCACAATATGGAATGATTGGAGATATTTCAAATAGATTTAACGCTAACCTTTATAACCTAAATGTTGAAGTTGAAGAAATGGAAGAGGTTGGAGTAATATATGTAAAAAGTGCAGGTAACCAAGGACAAAAATTATGCTCCGTTGGAGACATCGATTACAACAACTATATTACTAGAAGTATTACAACAGGCGGCATTACAGCAGGAAGTCCTATTTACTATAACAGAGGTGCAGGCAACATTGGTCCAAACACTATTGTTTGTGGTAATCTAGATAGTGGATTATATAACGGTGAAGAAGCAACTGCAACATCAAGCGACAAAGGTCCAAGGGTTGATGTGTGGGTTGCTGGTACTGATATTGTTAGTGCATATAATTCAAGTCCGACTGCCGTAGCAAACTATACAGGAACAAGTATGAGTACACCACAAATTAGTGGAATGACTTGTTTGTTGATGCAACTTAACCCAGGGTGGACGCCAGCACAAGCAAGACAGTGGTGGCATAATCAAGGTAGTATTAAAGGCCTAATGTTCCAAGGTGATACCGACGAAAATAATGCGTCTACGTTTTTCTCAAATACAAGAAGTTTATATAACGGTGTGAATAGAATTGCTTATTTTCCTTTTGCAGGACATAGAGCATTAAGACAGGATTAATTTAAATTATGGAAAAAGAATATATTGTAGTAACTGTAAAAGGTGTTGACGTTGCAGAGTTAGATGCAGACCTACAACGTGATACTTCAATGGACGATTCTGTTTCAGATGCAATACCTGATAGATCAGTTGATGTAGTAAATGCTCGTCAATTTAACAACAGAATGACACACTACAATTTGACTGACGAAGAAGCACAAACACTTTCAACAGACCCAAGAATTTTATCTGTATCAACTAGACCACTAGACGAAACACAAGAACTTTATGCAACACAAACAGGAAATTTTCAAAGATCAACTAACAATGCACAAAATAGTGTTAACTGGGGATTATGGAGACATATTCAAAAATCCCTAGGCGCTGTTGACGATACTTCAACAACAAATAATGCAGACTATACATATACACTGGACGGAACTGGCGTTGATTTAATTATTCAAGACGACGGTGTTGACCCAACAGGACATCCTGAATGGGAAGATGCAGACGGTAATACACGATTCCAACAAGTTGATTGGTATGAACTAACCGGATTAGCAGGATCAATGCCTGCGAACTTTTATTCGCCAGGTTCCAACGACTCAAACCCAGGTGGCGCACATGGTAGCCATTGTTGTGGTATTGCCGCAGGTAAAACGTATGGCTGGGCAAAGAACGCAACTATATACAGCATGAGAATTTTTGGCGGAACTGGTTATAGAATAGATACTGATAGATACGATCTAATAAGATTATTCCACGAACAAAAACCAGTAGATCCTAAAACAGGTTATAAACGTCCTACAGTAGTAAATCAAAGTTGGGGCTACAGTTGGTACTACAATAACGGAGATTTTTTTACTCCTCCAAATATTCAAACTATTTGGTTTAGAGGAGTTAACCAAAACATAGCACCACAAACATTTAGTTCGGCAACATTTGCACAATATGGGTGTACAGGTTCAAGGCACCCTATGGAATATCTTCCAGCAGATGTTGAACAAGAACAATTAACTGATGCTGGTGTTATTTGCATTAAAGCCGCAGGTAATGGATATCATCCTTGTGCTGGCCAGGCTTCAGGACAATATGGTAGTACACGTTATAACAGTTATTACACACTTAATGAATCATGGGCCGGCTACATTGTAGCAGGTAACCCTATATATTATAATAGACCTAGTTCACCACATTCATTAGATACTGTATGGGTTGGCAACATTGATAATACAGATTTTGGCGGTGAAGAAATGTTAGCAGAATCAAGTGAACGTGGCGAAAGATTAGATATTAATGCCGCTGGTACACAAATTACAAGTGCCACAGGTACACAATCAACTTATAGCACAAAACAACCACACCCGGAAAGCAATGCACACTATATTGCAAGAATTAGTGGAACTAGCATGGCGGCTCCTCAAATTGCAGGAATTTGTTGTTTGTATATGCAGGCAAATCCAGGTGCAACTGCTCAACAATTTAAAGACTGGTTACAAAATATAGCCCAAGAAGAATTATATGACACAGGTGGTCCAGATGATTATGTGTACGCAAATACTACACCAAGGTTATATGGTGGTACAAATAAGGTAGTATATTTTCCTTTAAATTCACCTGATAAAATTAAGTATACAAGTTCAAGTGGCTTCACTAAAGGATAAGGATAAATACACTATAGAAGGTAGATATAATGGCTTTACAAACAATTAACATTGGAACACTTGCAAACGACGGAACTGGCGACGATCTCCGTGAAGCGTTTATTAAAGTAAATCAAAACTTTGATGACCTAGATCTTAGAGCGCCGGAATCAACTACAGTAACCAACGTAGGAAACATTGGGGAAGGTCTTTTCTCACAAAAAGTTGGTGCTGAAATTCAACTTAAAAAATTAGTTGCAGGTTCAAACGTTTCGTTAACAAGTTCACCACAAGGTATTACTGTAAATGCTACAGGTGGATTACAGCAATTAGTTGTTGTATCAGATGCTGGAAGTGTTATACTTGCTGACGGTGATAGCGTTAGACTTGCAGGTGGTACTGGAGTAACTACTAGAGTTGCTGGCAGTGATGTTATTTTTGATGTAGCAACTGTACTTTCAACAGATTCATCTCCGGAATTAAGTGCAAACCTTGATGCCGCGGGTAACGATATTTTTAATGTAAATACATTAACAGCAAGTAATTTACAAGGTGTACTAACTGGTAATGTTAACGGTTTGGTATATGGAATTGACATTCGTAGTATTGAACCAAACACAGCAGGTTTTGATTTTGGTACACTAGATAACAACGTAAGAGGACTAAGTGACTGGTTAATATACGAAACAGATATTGATTTTGGTCAAATGTTACTACCAGATGATAGAACATTTGATTCGGGGTTACTAGCATAGGATAAGATATGGCAACATTAACAATTACATCAAACGGTTTACCTAATCCAGCAAAGTTTGGAAAACCATTTGGGCAAAACCAATTTGCACCAAGTTCTAATACAGCAACAGCACAAAACTATAGTTTTTCATTTACTTACAGAGGTGGAGAAAATACAAGCAATCCGCAGTTAATTGCATCACTATCTCCAATTGGTGTTTTTAATAACGGTGTAGTATTTTATGCTCCTAATGCAGGTATTGGTCAAGTTCCGCCGGGTCTTGATGCTGAAGACGATGCTCCTGGAACAGGTTTTGAATATAACTCAGTAAACTTTAGATCAAACTACGGTGGTGATGATGCAGGTGGCTGGCCTGAATCAAATGGACAGTATCATTATATGTCTGGTATGTTTTTAAATCTACCAACAGGAAGTTCAGAAGCAAGTGCGGCATGGGATGACAATATGATTACAACTATTGCTACACCTACTCCGACATATTATAGTGGTACAAACTTTAGTGGTGATTACTTTAGACACGCAGATGGTCACAGTAAAATATTAGGTTACTGTTTTGACGGTTATCCTATTTACGGTCCATTTGGTTATTCAGATTTTAATGATCCGTTATCAGTTGTTACTAGAATGACTAGTTCATATCAATTTTATTCAAGTGAACCCCCAGGTCGAGGATATTTATATGCAGAAAAAACTGCCGGAACATTTGTAAACGACTTTGAGTATCAAGTTGGTACAGGAACACTAGATGAATATAATGGTAGATTTGCAAAAACTCCAGAATATCCAAATGGAACTTATGCATATCACCTTTCAGTAAATGCTAGTTTACAGCCTGTATATCCTTATATTGTAGGACCATCAACTAAACAACAACGCTCAATTTAATAACATTAATATCCGATAAATACTACTAAGTTAGAGGATAGATAATGCCAGCACCAAATTGGACACAAAAATCAGGATATAAGTTAGCGACCCTACAAGAAAGGGTAACAACTACAATTGACTTACCGCTCGATCCTTCCACACAAGCAGGTGGCGGTTTTAACCCTAGCACAGGTGCATTAAGTTTAGATCCTGTACCTAAAGTAACTAACACAACAGATTTAACTATTACAATTAATACACCAAATGATCCTGTAACTGATCACGTGTATGATAATATTAGTATTAGAATTCCGTCAATTCCGGCACTAAACAATAAACTTGTTCCGGTTTGTATACTGCTACACGATAATGGCGGTAGTGGTAGTAACATGATTGCTGACTGGCAAAACTATTTAGGTGATCATATTCTTATTGCTCCAACAGGTATTAACCAAGATTGGAATATTGCTGTTGAAAGCAAACATCCTGATATACAGTTTCTTGAAGAATTAATTGTTAACCTAAAAAATTATTCAAACGTTGACTCTACTAAAATTAGAATCTTAGGTGTAGGCAACGGTGGTGCTTTAGCACAACGAGCATTAATTGAAATTGACGATAGTTCAGTAGATACTTTTGTATTTGTAAAAACTGCACTCTTTGATCCACAGTTTAGAACTAACACGTTTTATAAACCAAGTTCATATCTATCAACTGGTTTAAACGATGCCAATTATGATACTGTAACTTCACCTATCTTAGGAAGAAGAATTTTAACTATTAACGGTATTAATGATACAACAATAGATTATAATGGTGGAATTTCATCCGACGGATATAACTATTATCCAGCACAAGACAATACCTTTTATTGGGCAAAATCACAAGGATATAACGGAAATGTAATTCCTGATGTTGGCGGTATCTTTTATGGTGCTTTCCAAACATATTATTACTCATATTTGTCAGGGCAAGTACTACATTATAAAACAGGTACTACACACACTATTGAAGATTTTGAAAAAACTATTGTTTCTAACTTTTTACTTTATACACAAGATAACTTACAAGATGTATACTTAGATGTTGGATCAGCAACATCAATTACACTTAACACAGATGTTATTACACTTATTAGTGGTAAATTACCAGATGGAATGAGATTGTCAAGCAGTCAAATTATTGGTACTCCATTTGAAGTTGCTAGAAATACTGAGTTTGAGTTTGTTCTACGAGCAACTAATGAGGACGGTATTAGAGATAGAACATTCATTATTGAAGTACAAGGTCCAGATGAACCGGTATGGTCAACGAACGAAGGACTACTTCCTATTGGTACTAATAACAGTTTCTATGTTTTAGATTCTAGTATTATTGATTTTCAACTTGCGGCAATTGATCCTGATTTACCAGCAGGCGACACTTTAGAATATTATGTAGCAGACGGCGACGGCGAATTACCTCCAGGAACACAGTTAACAGTTGACGGTAGACTTGTAGGTATTATCGATCCTATTTTAGCATTAGATAAAAATGCAGGACAAGGCTTTTATGATACAACACAGTTTGACGCTTATGCATTTGACTTTGGTTTAAGAAGTGCTAATGGTTTTGAAAGTTACTACTATGACACACAAGGTTATGATTATGCTATTGCAACACAAAGTCGTAAAAAACTAAATCGTTATTATGAATTTAAAGTAAGTGTAAGCGACGGTGACACTATTGAAAAACGTACCTTCCAAATTTATGTTGTAGGTGATGATTTCTTAAGATCAGACAACACAGTAATGCAAGTAGGTACAGGAATATTCACTGCTGATAACACGTATCTTAGAGCACCTGTATGGTTAACACCAGCAGATCTTGGATACAAAAGAGCAAACAATTATATTACAATTTACTTAGAAGTATTTGACCCACAAACAATTTTAGGCGAATTACAATACAATTTAGAAGCACTTAATGATGACGGAAGTCCTAGTATACTTCCTCCAGGAATGAGCATCGATGCTATTAGTGGAGAAGTTGCAGGTAGAATTCCTTATCAACCAGCAATTACAAAAGAATATAAGTTTACAGTAAACGCTATTAGATATACAGATATCGGTAGTGATATTTTAGCAGAAAAGAAAAAAACATTTACAGTAAAAATACTAGGTGAAGTTGAAAGTACTATCCAATGGACTACAGTCGAAGACTTAGGAACTATTCAAGCAAACTTTACAAGTACATTCTCTGTTAATGCTGTAACTAACGTACCTAATGCAACACTATTATACAACTTGACAGAAGGTAGACTTCCGCCAGGATTATCAATTAATCTTAACGGCGAAATTGTTGGTAAAGTAAGACAGTTTGCTAATGACGGTAACTTAGGTTTGACAACAATTGATAAAAACTTGTTTACACTTGATGGCGGTACTTCGACTATTGATCGTAAGTTTACATTTACTATCGAAGCAAGAGATAGATTTGGCTTTAGTGCTACAAAGAAAACATTTAATATTGTTGTAACAGATCCAGATAATATTACATATTCAAATTTATATGTAAAACCATTCTTAAAAGAAACACAAAGACAAATTTACAAAAACTTTATCGGTGACAGTAATATCTTTTTACCAGGGTCGATCTACAGACCAAACGACTCACAATTTGGTTTACAAAAAGATATTAAAATGTTAGTATATGCAGGTATTGAAACAAGAAACATTAGAGAATATATTTCTGCAAGTAGAAAGAATCATAAGAGAAAAAGATTTAAGTTTGGTGCTTTAAGAACTGCTGTTGCTAAAAACATCGGTAGTACCGACACATTATATGAAGTAATTTATGTTGATGTAATTGATCCGTTAAAGAACGTAGAAAATGAAAACAAATTAAGATCAAAAATTAGCATAGCCAACAAAGATAAAATTACTGTTGATAGCATTGAATTAGAAACAAGAGACGATGTAACTAAAGAAGGTGCTGGTCTAGCAGTATTTGAAATTAGAAATAGTATTGGTCAACTTATTCAAGTTAGAGCATTAGGTAATGACTTGGAAATTATTACAAGAGCCGGTACTGTTGTATATGATGCTAATGGAAGCATTCAAGTAACACTAAGAAATGGGCAAGAATTAAATGTAGGTCAAATTGCTACTACAAGCAGTGATCCATTTAGATTTAGACCTGACTATAATACACTTAAAGTAGACAGCGATGCTGTAATAATTAGTGATCCAAATGACAACACACGCTTTTTAAGTAGTGTTGACAATATGCGTGAAAATATTAGTCAGGTGGGTATTACAGAAGCAAGTTTCTTACCGTTATGGATGGCAACTGCACAGGGTGACGGTGTACAAGAACTAGGGTATGTTACTGCTGTTCCATTGTGTTATTGTAAGCCAGGGACAAGCCAGCAAATACTGTTAAATATTCAGAATAGCGGGTTTGATTTTAAACAAATAGACTTCGAAATTGACAGATATATTATCGATGCTACTGAAAACAACAGTAATGAGCAGTATATCGCTTTCGGAAATTACAGATATAATGTGTAATCTGATAAATATATTAAGTTAGAGAGGAACTAATATGCCAAGTAATATTGATAATACAAGTATTGATGCACAATTTCCTGTTGCAGGACAGGATAATGATTCGCAGGGGTTTAGAAATAATTTTAACACAATTAAGAATAACTTTACTGCGGCAAAAAACGAAATTGAAGAACTACAAACAAATACTGCAAAGTTAAACACCACAAACAACTTTCTTGGCAATGACGTAACAGGTGCTAACTTAATTGGTAATACTGAAAAGCATTACGCAGGTGGTACTATTGTTGCTCCTCAAAATATTAGTTTCAATAATGGTAATTTTCAAACATTTACTATTGGTAATAACGTTACACTAACTTTCCAAGATTGGCCTGCAGAAGATAGGCTAAGCAAAATTAGAATTCAACTACTAGATACACTAGGTGATAGTACTGCACGTACAGTAACTTGGGCAACTGATAACGGTTCAATTAAATACGGACCGGATTTCCCAGCACCATTTGTTGTAAACAGCAACGAAAATCCAGTAGTTGTCGACTTTTGGACATATGACGGTGGTACAACTGTATATGCTCAATATGTCGGCGTGTTTGCATAAGAGGTAATTTATGGATCATCCGCTATTTAATAACGCCGAAAATCTATCGGATGCAGATCTAGATGCTAACATCAGCACACTAACTAAAAAATATTTCCAAACTAGAAATCCTGACGCAAAACGTCAAATCACTATCATTCTTGACCATTTAAAATTAGAACAACGAGACAGATTGGTAAAACAAACTATCAATAATCCTGATAAAGATCTTGACAATTTGATCAATATCGATTAAAATATACTATATGCTTATGAAAACTGATTCTCTAGGAATACCACGATTTTCTAATCGTGACCTGATAGAAATGATCTATACAGGAAACATTGACAAGTGTCATGTAGTTCTCTGCGACCCTAGTGACGATATTGATAAGTTTAATAAAGTAATGGAAGAACAAGGTATGAATCCATTACAAAAATATATTCCATTAGATGTAGAACAAAAAGAATTTGATAATGTTTGTCAAAGCGAATGGTTTATGCCAGAAGAGTATAAACAATTAAATCCAAACAAATGGCTTGAAGCAAAATTAATGGAAAAATTACAAATTGATGATCCAGTAGCATTACGTGATACAAAGGAATGGATACGTATTACCGAAGAATTAACTGAGTTTTTTGAAAGAGGAATGTATCCATTATTACAATATTTGGTATATTTGGTTGATTATATGCGTGAAAACAATATTGTATGGGGTGTCGGAAGAGGATCAAGTGTAGCAAGTTATGTGCTATATATTATTGGAATTCATAGGGTAGACTCAATCCACTTTGACCTCGATTGGCGTGAGTTCCTAAGATAAATACGTACATAATTAAGGAGAAGATAATATGGCGATGAAACAAACTGGACGTAAAGTTTATAAGTCAATGCAAGGTAAGCAAGTTGACATGGACTTACTACGTCAAAAAAATGAACTTACTCCTGCGGTTGGAAATGCTCGTGTAAATGCACGTGGCGATGAATTAGGCCCAGGTGGTAAAATTATTAGGCGTCGTGATGATATTCTAGACGAATATTATAGAGATCATCCACAAGCAGTTCCAGATGAGTCACCTCGCAAAGAAACAGCAACTCCAACATCAACACCAGCGGCGGCTCCTACTCCTAAAGTAGAAGCAGTTAAGAAAGAAGCGCCTGCAAATTCAGTAGAAGCAGAAATGGCAGATATTGATGCCGAGGCTGAAGAAACTGGTACAGAGTGGGTTGAAGACGATGCTGGTAACTTTGTAAAGAAAGGTGAATAGTTAAATGATGGATACGCAGATGTTAGGAGCCGGTCCTAAGTTAAAAACTAGGGCAACTGGCAAACTTAGACCGATACATGATGGCGTACTTGCTTATGACATGAACTTTGGAGAACGTACTACTAAAGGTGGTATTATTATCGCAAGTGATGACGGCCAAGAAGCAGGCATCCGTCCAAGATGGTGTAAAATTTATGCTATCGGACATGAAAATAAAGACCCCTATGCTGTGGGTAACTGGATCTATGTTGAACACGGACGTTGGTCACGTGGTATCATTTTAGATGATCCCGATATGGGAGAAATTGAAGTTAGACTAATTGATGTAAATGCAATATTAGCCTGGCAAGAAGAAGAGCCAGAAGATTTGCAAATCGGAACTAATACTGACTTTAATAGCGGTGGTCCTCGTCCTGAGGACTTTGCAGACAGACCAAGATAAAAGAGGTTAAATTGAGTAACGTAGAT